ACGGGCGGTTTATGAATGAATTGAGAACTCAACCATACCCGCCCGGCGAAGCAAGTTCAACGTCCACGGCCTGGCCGAATTTGGACAAGTCTACGGAACAAGTACCATGCCGGATTCTCTCGAATGCGCCATCATCCAGTACGCCCCCCATATGTATTCAACCAAAGCGGCCGCCATGCGCGCGGCACGCGCCTACTCACAAAAGACCCTATCCGGCAAGTCTTGGGGAATGCTCTGTACTGACGCAAAG